CAGAACCAACTGCCACAACAACTCCTTCGGTTGGCTTTTCTTTTTCCATCTTTGTAATGATAAGACCAGATGCAGAAGTCTTTTCTACTTCTTCAATTGGCTTTACGACTACCTTATCTTCTAAAGGCTTAATCATTTTAGTACTCATCTCTCTGGTGCTTTACACCGTGCTTGTCATCAATGTACTTGTGGATCTTGCGTAGTGCTACCGCTCTTGAAACGGCAAAGCCTACCAAAACAAATACAGCATTCCAGAAAAATTCTGCAGCCATATGCTCTAGTCCAAATGTAACTTCAATGATTGTGTCAAATAGGCTCTCGCCCTCATGCTCGTGTTCGTGCATTACTTTCTCCTGTTAATTAGATCGATTGCTGCCTGTAGGCCTTTTCTATACTCAATCTTACCATTTTCTGGCAAGGAAGTCAATTCCTTTTGTATTCTTTTTATAAAGACTTTTCTGGACTCATTGATAGCTTTTCTTGAGCCATCTGCAAAGCCTTCTCCGTAGCCCTTAGAATAGCCTTCGTCAAATCCTTGCTGGTACTTCTTTTTAAATGTTCTTTGTAGGCGATCTGCCCAGTCTGGTTTACTCATTGCTCTCCTATCGCTCCCCCACCTAGATTCGAACTAAGAATGACGGCACCAAAAACCGTAGTGTTGCCAATTACACCAAAGGGGATTGGTACACCCACCTGGACTTGAACCAGGGACCTCTTCCGTATCAGAGAAGCATTCTAACCAACTGAACTATAGGTGTGTCGCAGTCCCAAGGGGAATCGAACCCCTCCCACCGCCGTGAAAGGGCAGCGTTCTAACCGATAAACTATGGGACCTTAGACATCTATTGTATCAAGGATACGACTTAGAGTCAAGTTATTCTGGGGAATAGTTTGGAAAGATTTTAGGGGTATTTTCACACATATCACTAACAAGATCATCAAATGATCTCTTTCTAAACCATCCAAGTTTTTCCTCAGCTTTTGTAGAGTCTCCTAGTAGGGTCTCTACTTCTGCTGGTCTAAAGAATTTAGGGTTTACTTTGATAATCTCTTTGCCAGTGTTTGCATCAAAGCCAATTTCGTTTAGGCCGTGATTCTTCCACCAGATATTCATGCCGAAATGCTTTCCAGCCTTCTCTACGAAATCTCTTACCGAGTGCTGCTCTCCTGTAGCGATTACATAATCATCTGCCTCGTCCTGCTGAAGCATTAGCCACATAGCATAAACAAAGTCTTTTGCATGTCCCCAGTCACGCAAAGCATCTAGGTTTCCCAGTTCTAGCATATCCTGTTTACCATTTGCAATGTTGTGTAGACCTAGAACAATTTTGCTTGTTACAAAGTTTGCCCCACGTCTTGGTGACTCGTGATTAAACAAGATACCGCTTGAAGCGTGAATGCCGTATGACTCACGATAATTCTTTGTAATCCAGTGACCGTAAAGCTTTGCTACACCATATGGCGATCTTGGATAAAAGTCTGTTGTTTCTTTTTGTGGAACTTCCTGAACTTTGCCGAACATCTCAGACGTGGATGCCTGATAGAATCGTGTCTTGTCTTTCAAACCTAGCACCCTAATTGCTTCAAGAATTCTTAGTGGGCCAAGAGCGTCTGTCTCTGCTGTAAACTCTGCTGTATCGAAAGATACCTGCACGTGACTTTGTGCACCAAGATTATAAATCTCATCTGGCTCAATAATCTTAATTAGGTTTGTTATAGATGCGGAATCAGTTAGGTCGCCTTGGTGAAGGAATAGATTGTCGTTAGTAAGGATGTCTTTAAGTCTAATTAGATTGTCGGTAGATGATCTTCTTACGATACCGTGGACCTGATAGCCAATGTTAAGCAAAAGTTCTGCCAAGTATGAACCATCCTGGCCAGTAATGCCAGTGATTAGTGCTTTTTTCATTACTTAGACCTTAGTGTTTTTAGCTTGTGTGCAACCATAACATCGGTTGGCTTGCCGTCACGATATAGTCTAATGACTGCTGCTGGGTCTTCTGGTGTACCAGTTACTGTAACTTCTGTTCCAGGAACATTATATCTTCCATCACGAATGATTCTGGTAATCTTGCCTTCGGCCCTACCGCCAGAAGAGTTCCAAGAAACCATTGAGCCAACGCCGATAGCTTTGAACAAGTCTGTCAGGCTGGTTGATCTAGTAAAGTCTTTTCCAAAGTCTGCGAACAATGCCTTGTCCTTCATTCTATTTACAATGCCACGTGACCAAGAGAATCCTGCGTCTCCGCCCCAAGCGTCCCACATAATGCGACCATTAGAAGGATTGCTTGTATTGTTAAAGTCCTTGCCTTTTTTGTCTACTTCGTGACGTGAGAAGAACGAAAACATTCTACGGACAACGCTTAGTGACATTGGCCTTCCTGCAACGATATCTGTAGCACGACCCCAACCTACAGGAGTTCCTGCACCAGTTGCCTTGCCTTCTTCTTTCCACTTGAGTGCACGTCTTGCTGCTGCTTTCATGCCAGAAGTGGGGGTAAATGTTTCTGCCTTATACATTGAGTCCATCTCGTACTCTTCCATGTCGTCTTCTTCCATGTCTTCTGGCATCTTGTGCCCTTCTAGAGATTCCAGTCTTGTTGCGTTTTGATACATCATTCCAATGCTGTATGCAGTTGGTTCCCAAGTCTCTTCTTCTTCTTCATATTCATAAAGTCTTACAGACATTGCTGGATTTTCTGGTGGCATAGACTCAAGTGCGTACTCAGATCCTGGTGTTCCAAGGGTGCCACCCTCCCACATGATGTGCTCAACAACGCCGTGAGCCATTCCCTCTGAGGTCATTCCCATTACGTAGTCGCCCTCTTTAATCTCTGCAGCTTGCTTTCCTATGTTGCCCTCAGATTGATTGATGGCATAAATTTGATTGGCTGCTTCTTCTCTTGTGGTGTGGCAACCCATTACGGTTCCATCATCCTTTAGGGCAGGGTAACCCGAGCAACCGTATGATCCCTTGGCTCCGACACGATATGGCATAAGTATATTATATCATAAAAATATGAGCAGTTTATACTCGTGCTCAGGAGTGTATGACTAATAAGATTACTTGATAATGATCTTCTTAGGCTTTTTTTCTTCTGGTACGTTCTTGTACAGGTCAATGTATAGAATACCGTCAGTAATGCTGGCTCGGTCTACCTCAAAATACTCAGGTAGTGTAAACGAGCGTGAGAACTTACGAGCAGCAATACCCTTGTAGATATAGTTTGCTCCCTCGTCTTCTTCCCTTTCACCCTTAACGGTAAGGATATCCTTCTCTACTGAGATGTCAATTCCTCCCCTGTTGAATCCAGCAACAGCAAATTCTAGAACAATGTGATCGTCCGAGATCTTGTTGATGTTGTATGGTGGATAGGTTGCCTTTACGGTTGATGCAAATGTCTTTGCATGTGGTACAAATACCTTGTCGAATTCCCGACCAAGGATTGCGAATGGGTCAGTAATAACCATTTATATCATCTCCTAATATTTAGCGAGTTAATTGCCCCCAATTGGCAGGCACATATATTATACCACATGCTATAATTGATGTAAAGAGAAAAGGAATTATGACTAAACCAGTAATTTTTGTTTATTCTATCATTAGAAACGAAGCAAGGTATATTGATAGATATTATGATCAGCTTAGGGCGATGGTGACTGCCCTGCCAGAATATGAGTTTATCTTATCAATCTATGAGAATGACTCTAGCGATGGCACACCACAACTAATTAAAAATAAAGACTGGAGCTTTTTTACAGACTTTGAGATTACATCAGAGAGGCTAAGAACCAGGGACTACGGATCTGTCAAATTGGCACAAAGGGTAAAGAATCTATCGATTGCCAGAAACAAGGCCTTAGCCGTAAAAGACTTTATGAAGAGAGCAGACTACGTTATGATGGTAGAAAGCGATATGCGTTTTGACGTAGGCACAGTCAAGCAGATTCTAGAGTTTAGAAAACTAGAGCCAGACTTTGATATTGTTTCTGGCCTAACCGTAAACAACCATCCTGTTTATGATAGCTGGGCTACTCGCAAGTCTGCAGAGTTTACTAGCCATGTTGAAGTTAGAAAGTATGACTTTACATCAAAGCCGTATGATCGATATTATGCAACATCTAATGGCATATGTCTATACAAGGCTCAGGCATTTAGAGATGGTGCTAAGTATGGTTGGATGAATGAGGTCACTAAAGAGTTTGACTGTGATACCGTTGTTGTTTGCCAGAACTTTCAAAAGCTTGGCTATGATAAAATATACATTCTTCACACTGCTAAGATTTATCACGAAGACTTTTAGGTAAAAGAAAAGCCAGGGTTTCCCCTGGCCATCTTTTTATTTAGACTACTTCTTTGGAGTTGTCTTTTTGGCTGGTGCCTTTTTTGCAGGAGCCTTCACAACCTTAACATCCTTGAGTGCCACAGCAACTTCTTCGCTTGTTGGTAGCTTGCGACCGAATGCTGGATCCTTTGGATTAAGGTAGCGTAGACCTACTGGAACCAATGCTGCCAATAGCGAATACACCAAATCTTCTAGCGGTGTGCCAGCAAGATAGAGTGCAAGGGCAGCACCAAGAACTGATCGTCCATATGATGCTAGTAGTGCCTTTAGTTGTTCATTCATTTTATTTCTCCTTGTTTAATGCCTAGTTGTTAGGCATTTCATCATTCTCTGGCATAATGCTTTGTTTTAAAGCTAGGTATGCCATAGAAAGTTTTTTAATATCTTCCGAGTCCAAAGAATCTTTTGCTAACTGAGAAGACATCTCAATGTCAAACTCGCCAAACGTTCCCTGAACATTATCAATATATTCGTAAGCCCATTCCCTGGACTGAGACAAAAACTTTACGAAGCCATCTGTTGTGTCTATTGGCTCCATTTTATCTAAGACGTTAAGGTCTTTTTCTAGTTGTTGGTTTTTTAAAAATGTTTCAAACATCACCATAGACATTGTATAGTTCTTGCCCCTGAGCTTTTGGTTATCTACTATGATAATAGTTATTACAGATACCAATGCTACCGCCAATATAATTTCAAGTATCATACGTCTTCTCCGCCTTCTCTTACCAACAGAACAATTGCCCCATTCATTTCCAAGGCTGCTTTAATCTTTGCCATGTATTCAATGGCCTGTCTTTTTTCATCATCAACGAGTTGCATAAACTGCTTTTCACTGGCCTTAACCGTAAGGAAGTGGTCGTTATCAATGATCTGTAGATAGAACCCTTTTGGTCCTGTGCCATCCAAAGAATGAACGGCGGTCTTCATCTGATCTGTATACATTATAAATCTCCTAGCCTGCGGTTAGCCATTATTGATTACCTTGTTCTGTGTTTGTTGTAAAGTTAACATAGACCTTGGCCCAGTCAGCCTTTGTTCTGTGCTTGTTAAACTCTCTGGATATTTTTCCATTTTCCATATATACCCCACCGTGAACACCGATAGCTTTATTTGAAATCCCAACTGCAAAACATTCTCTGACTACTGGGCAGTTAAAACAAAGTTCGTCTACTGCTGGTCTAAGTTCTAGGTCTTCTTCGTATTTGTCAAAAAATAACTCTGTGTCAAACCCTTTACAGCTTGCGTCATCTTTCCAATCATCGTTATTCACGATTACCTCATAAACTTATTTGGAATCTCCCAACCATTGGTAGTTGCATCGTAACGCTTCTGCACGATCCACTTTCCGTCAACATACGCTCCGTCTTTTGACATTGCACCGTTTTCTCTGGTCTTGTTTTCGATGACTGTCCAGCCATCCCATGAAAGATCTTTGTTATTTTCAACAATCTCTTCCATCTTTTCTAGTGAATTGATTAACACAATCTCTCCTATTTTAGTATCTGTAGACTCCGACTTCGACACTCTTTGCGTCAGCAAGATCTACCAGCTTTGATACTGGCTCTTTTGGCTTGCTAAAAAATGCAAAGTAGCCGATGTCGTGAATGTTATTTTCTATCCAGCTCGGTGGAATCTTGTTAAACTTAATCTTGATTCCACGTGCCTTTAGACTACGCTCTGAAACATTTGAAAACTCTTGGGCCATAGCATTAATCTGGTATGGACCAGCAGAGTATATCAAAACCTCTTTATCGTTTTCGCCCAGGTTAGACATAGCCGTACCCATTGCTCTCAAAAATACTGAGTAGTCAGTGAAACTTTTTGTTCCCTGAATTGCTATGATCATACTATTCACCTTCCCTAAGTTTGTCAACAATAAACATCATCTTCTCCAATTGTACCTTATCCATAGCCATTGTGTCAACTAATCTTGTAGAATTTTCTTCAATATCTCCGTCAACAATGTTTGCGGTATAGAAGGCGTTGTCAGCAATCCAATATATTTGATCTTCAACGGCTATTGCCCTCACGCTATTTCTAGAAACGTACTGGCTTGTCTGTGTTTTCTTTGGCTTTGGTTCTTCCAATATCTGCAATAGTCTGCTATTAAATGAAGATAGGTTTTTGCTTTGGGATGATTGGTTCGCTAGCCTTTTCTTATTAGCCATATTGTTTTTAAGAATTATAAACCTTAGATAAGCCACAACTAGTGCAGATATGATAAAGTTAAATATGATTTCCAATAGAGTCACCCAAACTAATTATACTATGACTTAAGTAAATTATTTGCTAGACTTTGATCTTGCCTTAGCAAGTGCTTCAAAGTCCTTGACCTTGGTATCCCCGAGATATCCCCAGGCGTAGCCTTTTTCGATCATCTCGTGATTAATTGAGTTTCCTTCTCCGTCAAGGTATAGCCAACCTAAGATGCGACCATACTTTTCAGAGGAGTCCATCTTTTCAGTTTTGATTACAATGTTCTTTGCTGCCTTGATGCGATCAGCCAAATACTTCTTTGACTCAAGACC